CCACGAATCCGACGTGCCCGACCTGCCCGACGACGCCGTGTAGCCCTAGCACCACGACCACATGCGGCGGCACGGGCCAGCAGCAGCGCGCGCCCGATATCGTGAGCTTTGGCGCCGATAGCGCGCGCGTCTCGAAGGGCGGCCTGGCCGTGCTGCGCTGGGAAGTGCCGGACTTCGGCGCGACCGTGCGGATCGATCCCGGCATCGGCAGCGTGGCCACCACGGGGTTTGTCCTGGTGTTTCCGACGGTGACCACGACCTACACGCTGACGGCGCGGAATAATTTCGGCATCGCGCAGCGGCAATTTACCGTCGTGGTGTTCACGGCCGAGTGATGGCGCGGCGCGACCCTGGTCCCGACGAGAAGGTGCGGCTGATCAATCAGCTCACACACACCAAGGGGCCGTTTGCCGGCCAGCCGTTCAATTTGCGGCCCTGGCAGGAGCGGCGGAACATCCGGCCGCTCTTCAAGACGAATCCCGCGACGGGGCGCCGGCAGTACCGGACGTGCCTGCGCATGATGCCGCGCAAAAATGGGAAGACCGAGTTATGCGCCGCGCTGGCGTTGGATGGCTTGCTGTTCGATGGCGAGATGGGCGCGGAAGTCTACAGCGCCGCCGCGGACAAGGAGCAGGCCGCGCTGGTGTTCCACGTGGCGGCGCAGATGATTCGCGCCGATGCGGAACTGTCGGCCGCGTGTGAACTGGTTGATTCGCAGAAGCGGATCGTGCATCGAAAAAGCGGCAGCGTGTATCGCGCCATCAGCGCAGAGGCCTACAGCAAGCATGGCTTCAACGCCAGCCGGGTGATTTACGACGAGCTGCACGCCGCGCCGACGCGCGAATTGTGGGACGTGCTCGCGTCGAGCACCGGCGCGCGGGCGCAGCCGCTGGTGATGGCGATTTCGACCGCCGGCTACGATCGGCATTCGATTCTGTGGGAGCTGTACCAGCACGCGAAAAAGGTGCAGGCGCATCCCGAGATTGACCCAACCTTCCTGCCGGTGATCTACGAAGCACCCGAGGGCGCCGACTGGACGGATGAAGCTGTGTGGCACCGGGCGAATCCCGCGCTGGGCGATTTCCGGTCACTCGAGGAAATGCGGGCCGCGTGTCAGCGCGCGAAAGAGATTCCCGCGCAGGAAGCCGCGTTCCGGCGGCTGTATCTCAACCAGTGGACGGAGCAGGCCGTGCGGTGGATCGCGCTGGCGAGCTGGGACGCCTGCTGTGCGCCGATCGACCGTGCGGCCCTCGTCGGGAAACGCTGTTACGTCGGCCTGGACCTGAGCACCACGACGGACTTGACCGCGGCCGTCGCGGTGTTTCCGGATGCCGACGGCGCCGGGTTTACCGTGCTGCCGGAGTTTTTTTGCCCGGCCGACAAGATTCCGTTGCGCGTGACGCGCGATCGCGTCCCCTACGATGAATGGGCCAGGCGCGGGCTGCTCACGGCGATTCCCGGCCCGACGATCGACTACGAGCGGGTGCGCGCGCTGCTGCACGAGTGGGACGACGCCTACGACCTGCGGATGGTGGCCTATGACCCGTTCAACGCCACGGATTTAATCGCGCGGCTGGAGCAGACGGACGGCCTGACGTGCGTCCGCATGCGGCAGGGGAAAGCGTCGTTGTCAGCGCCGAGTAAAGGCCTTGAAAAAGCGGTGCTTGAGCGCACGCTACGCCACGATGGGCACCCGATTCTTCGCTGGAACGTGGCGAATGTGGCCGTCGATATCGACCACGCCGGCAACATCCAGCCCAGCAAGCAGAAATCGACCGAACGGATCGATGGCGTGGCCGCGCTGGTGATGGCGCTGGACGCCATGCACCGCGATCAGGCCGGGCCGGCGGTCACACCGGAGCTCTACATTTTTTCAGCAGGAAATTGACGGGGAACGATGGCGCCGAACACTGCGCGTGATTCCTGTGGCGCATTCGGCATGGCCCATGGCAGGAACGTGTAGAGGTGTAGGCGCCTCTTCTTCCTGTTGTTGCATTCCGAGTGACTGACTTGCATATTGGCGAGCGTCTCCGGGCCTGGATCCAATGGGATGATGTGATCCCGTTCCCAGTTCATCGGGTCGGCTGGCAAGCCACAAATACCGCAGATGCCCTTGGCCTGCTCCCATATCTGTTGATTCGTGAACGCTTCCATCGCGACGTTCCGCTTTGCGGCGCGGCGGCGCTGGGCGTGATGTCGGTCTTTTTCCGCCGTCTTCTCAGGGTTCGCCTCCTTCCATGCTTTGACGTTCGCCCTCACGCGCTCACGATTTGCCTCACGCCACGTTTGCTGATACGCCTTCGAGCGTTCGCGATTTGCCTTATACCATCGCTTGATCCCTTCACGACTCGGTTCAGGATTCTTCGCTCGGCGTTGCTTCTTCTTGACAAGGATCGATTCGCGGTTGGCCTCGTACCATTGCTGCCTTTGCTCGCGAAGTCGCTCACGGTTCGCCTTCTTCCACTGCTTCTCATAGGCGCGCCGGTGTGCGGTTTTCGTAGCTTGCTGGTCTGGTGTCAGGGCAGGCCGATGCAGCCAGCGAGTGTTATGGCCCCAGAGATAGCGCATCGGCTGGCCTTTGACGTGGCCGCGCCTTCGGCTGGTCTCTTTCGCCAATGGAGTCGGCTGTCCGCAGCCACAGTGGCAGAGTCCCGGGGTCATGAGGTTGGTCAATCGGCACGCCGGAGCCAAACATGAGCAAGCGACCAGGACGGCCACCGCTCGACCCGCAAGATACGCCATCGGTGCGGCTCACGCTGACGCTCTCGGCCCGGCGGTATGACGCCGTGTTTCGCACGGCGGCGGCGGCGCGGCAAAGCGTGCCCGAATATCTCCGATCCATGCTCAGCCGGGAATTAAAAAACCGAAACTCCCCCTTGCGCGAACCCAGCCGCTAACCTCGTGCGGCATGGACCGCGCGTACGCGTTGCTGTCGGTTAAAACCCTTGACCCTGACCGGCGCTGGATTGCTGGTCTCGCGTCTACCCCAACGCCCGATCGCCGCGGCGACATCCTCGAACCGCTGGGTGCGACTTTTAAAAACCCCCTGCCCTTACTGCTCCACCACGATCGCGAGCGCCCGGTTGGCCGCGTCACGCTGACCGCCACGCGCGAAGGGATTGCCTTCGAGGCCACCCTGCCGCACATCTCTGAGGCTGGCACGCTGCGCGACCGAGTGGACGAAGCGTGGCAATCCATCCGGGCCGGGCTGATTACCGGCGTCTCGATCGGGTTCCGGCCGCTCGCCGATGGGATCAAGGCGCTCGCGTCCGGCGGCCTGCACCTCTTGCGCACGGAAATATGCGAATTAAGTCTCGTCACGGTGCCGGCGAACGTGGAGACCACTATTCACACGATCAAAAGTTTGGACCTACCGCACTTGGCCGCGTCTGGCCTGACCTTGCCCGGCGTTGCGGGCCGCACGAGCACGAGGCCCACGATGGCCAAACCGACGACCGCCGAACACATCCAGAACCTCGAAAATAAACGCGCCGCGTTTACCGCGCGCATGACGGACATTTTGCAGACCGGCGCCGACGATGGCGCCACGCTCGCGCCCGATCAGGCCGAAGAGCACGACGGGCTCGCCGCGCAAGTGAAGAGCCTGGATGCCGATCTCGTGCGCTGGCGCGAGCTGGAGAAGATGCAGATCACGACCGCGACGGTGGTCCCGACGGCGCCGCCGACGCTGCGCCTGAACAGCTACGCGGGCCAGGTGTCGGTGCGGCCGAACGTCCCGATCGGGATGCCCTTCGTGCGACAGGCCATGGCGCTGTTGGTGTGCCACGGCAACAAGCACGAAGCGGCGCAGTATGCGGAACGCTGGAATGACAGCACGCCCGAAGTCGCGCTCTCGCTGAAGGCGGCGATTGCGCCCGGCACCACGACGGATAGCACCTGGGCCGCGCCGCTCGTCAACCAGACGATCGTCAACGACTTCATCGAGCTGCTGCGACCCGCCACGATTCTCGGGAAGATTCCCGGCCTGCGCGTCGTGCCGCCGAATTGCAAAGTGCCGTCCCAGACCGCCGGGGGAACATACGGGTGGGTCGGGGAAGCGAAACCGAAGCCGTTGACCAAGCTCGCGTTCAGTTCCGAGACGCTGGGCTATTCCAAGATCGCCGGGATCATCGTGCTGACCGAGGAACTGGTGCGGCTCTCGAATCCCTCCGCGGAGGCGTTGGTGCGCGCTGATATGGTGGCCGGGATTGCAGCGTTTATGGACCAGCAGTTCACGGATCCGGCGATCGCCGCGGTCGCCAACGTGAGTCCCGCCAGCATTACGAACGGTGCGGCCACGGCGGCGGCCACGGTGAATCCGATGGCGGATCTGTTGGGCCTGATCAATCACTTCGCGACGAATAACATTCCGGTGGATGGCCTGACGTTCATCATGTCGCCGGCCAATGCGCTCGCGCTGTCGTTCCGATCGAATAGCGACGGCTCCCCGCAGTACCCCGGCATCGGGATCAACGGCGGCAGCTATCGCGGCCTCACGTTCATCACGTCCAATGCCGTCACGACGAATGTGATTGCGTTACAGCCGGCGCTGATTCTGTACGCCGATGAAGGCGGCGTGACCGTCGATGCCTCGCGCGAAGCCTCGTTGCAGATGGACTCGGCGGCGATGTCGCCGGCCGATGCGACGACGGTCTATGTCAGCTTGTTCCAGACCAACAGCGTTGCGCTGCGCGCGGAGCGGTTCGTGAACTGGAAGCGCATCGGGACCAACAGCGTGAAATACCTGACGGCCACGGCGTGGCCGGCGCCGGCCGCCGCGATGGCCGATGCGCCGACCGTCCGCAACGGGAAGGCGTAGCGCCGCATGCGTCTCTTCGGCCTGGAAATCAGCCGCACGCCCCGCCTCCCGGCGCTGTCGCCACCGTCGGGGACCCTTGGCGGCGGCTGGTTTCCAGCCGTGCGGGAAAGCTTTACGGGCGCCTGGCAGCAGAACTACCCGCCGATTACCACGCCGTCGGCTCTCAGCTATTCCGCGGTGTACGGCTGCGTCACGCTCATCGCGACGGATATCGGCAAGCTGCGTCTCCGGCTCGTGGCCGAAACGGAAGACGGCGTCTGGGAGGAAACCAGCAATCCCGCGTACTCGCCCGTGCTGCGGCAACCGAACCACTATCAGACCGTCAACAAATTCGTCGAGCAGTGGATTACGAGCAAGCTCACCGCCGGCAATGCGTACGTGCTGAAGGAACGCGATCAGCGCGGCGTGGTGTCGGCGCTGTACGTGCTCGACCCGCTGCGCGTGACGCCGCTCATCGCCCCGGATGCGTCCGTCTACTACGGGCTGAAACGCGATGACCTG